TTGCGCCATTTCAGGAACTCATCTGCTGCACCTGAAAAATCTCCACGATTGTACTTCATTCGTAAGGTTGACGCTTGGAGATTGCCTAGCCCCACATTAAAACTAAAGCTGACCATTGCATCCAAGTAGCACTGATTATCAGCAGCAGCAGGACATAGTCGCAATACGCCAGACGAAAAGCGTAATAGGTCTTCTTCAAGTAGCGAATCAATCTCGTCAGCATCCCACACCCGATTATGTTCTGATTTAAGTGCATAAGAGGCTCTTTCAGGCGTTTTGAGACGCGCTTGGTCAGGGTACAGTACATGACCATACCCTATCGTCCAAAGCCCAGCAGGGCACTTGTAGGGCGTATTATGGCATCCCTCAAACGACTTGATTAGCTGGATGCCAGCTTCGGATATCTTCATTTCTTGGAGAACGCTTGGGAGCCAAACCAGAAAGCAATGATTGCCGCTAGTATCGACATCTCATCATCACTGAACACCATGTCCATTGCCGCAGCAAAAGGAACACCAGTTGAGTAGGCGTACCAGATACCTGCAACATCCACAACAATTAGCAGCCCTACAAACAGATAAGTCACGATAGGTCGGACAGAAGCTCTTAGGTTAATCACCCACGTACTGGCGCCTTCCCCGATCTTCATGTCATGCTTCCACATCGCAAGTTTCTCTTGAGCCTGTGTCTGCATGGCAATCTGTTCTGTCTTTATCTCTTCGACTCTAGCTTGGGCTACAAAGCCCTCACGAGCTAGTGCGATCTCACGTTCACGGTTAGCCGCCATCAGCGCCAGTTCGTGCTTCTTGTCGCCTCTGTCTTGGACAAAATCTAGAACTTTAGGCAAGCCACCGGAAGCGAACCCGAGCAGTGTAGAAATAAGAGTCATCATTTTTTGTTACCTCGGCATGGGGGTTCCTCATCTGCGTTACCAAGTTTTATCCCAGCAAGCAGGCCAATAAAGCCCCCGATAATTGTCTGAAAAGCAGGACTAATCAGTTTGAATATTTCGGCATTGTCGATGTTGTCAAACCATAGACCAGCGACTAGTGCAACGACCATTACTAAGACAGAGACGCACAGCGTGGCGGAAACCATTAGGGTTACGGCGAATGTCAATTTGCCTTTGATGTCACCAGATTCGTTCATTACTACCCCACGTTTTGAATAATGCCAACAAGAAACATGATAAGAAGCCCAGTCAGTGCCGCAATCGCTGCAATGGTTATCGTGTTCATAACAAGGTTTCGCATCTTCCTGCGCTGGTTTTGAATTGTTCGTTCTCGAGTGTCTTTGATTTTAACTCGATCACGCATCATCGCCGTGTATTCTTCAGTACCCCATCTCCAGACGATTAACTCGCGTAATTCCTTCTCTTGCTGCTCGATCTTCTTACGTGCAAACAGTGCCTGGAGTGCTTGTTGTTCAACACTGCCTTTAGCGACTAGCTTTTTAAATAAGGGCGGGTCTTTGGCTTCCTCCTCCGCATTTTTGACATCAGAAACAGCACCGAACCAAGTCCCCAGTTGACCGCCCATGTCTTCAAGCTCACGGCCCATCTCAATGCCCTTCTTGATGGCTTTGTATGCGCTTGTGGCTATGGCTAAGGCGGAGACGGGATCAATCATTCAGGGCTATCTCCACCGCTAAGTTTACTCCAGGCACCAAGCATGAGCAGACCAAGCACGAACATTGTCCCTGCCCTGGCAAGCGTCTGCCAGACGACTTTCTTGATGCCGCGCCAGTCGGTAATCAGACTGCGAAGGTCTCTCACATCATTACCCGCGTCATCGTCGTGGAGGCCAACCTCTTTTAGGACTGACTTCATTTCCTCTCTGATTATTTGGCGTAGGGCTATTTCATCTATGTTCATCGGGTCATCACCTCCACGGGCAGCTCTACAATAGTAAGTCGAGTTTTGAACGCCTTGCTCTGTATCTCTTTAACATGGTCGATGGTGGACTTGCTGAAGTTAATCACCCGGTAATCGTAGTGTTTGGGGCGCACAAAAAGTGAGTTAGTGTCCTTATACCGGCTGGAAGATATTGTGTCCATCCACACTACAAAGTCTGCGTTAAACGCCTCGCGTGTTTCATCGGTTGGACAGACGAAGTCAGCTATCACTGCCTCACCCCAACGGGAAGACAGGTTGCACAAGTGGCCCATCCTGCGGGCCTGCTCGATTCTATCCTCTGGGCTAAAGCCCAAATCTTTGTTGATGTTCTCACGAATGTCGTCGGCGTTGAAATGGGTGCAACGCAGCTTCTCAGCCAGCACTCTTGCTAGTGTCGTCTTACCACTACCCGGCAGGCCCATGATTAGTATTTTCATATTGTTAGCCCGTCGTTTCGTTTAGTGGTTCTGCCCTCTAAGGCTCGACCTTTGATGGTTGTTTCTTCTCTGCTCTCGAACACATTATAGGCGTAGACACCCATCTGGTGAATGGGGAACAGGTCAGCACGAACCAGCATATCTAAGGAGGTACAAATACCCATCTTGATAACGTAGGACAGCAGGTTCTTGGCGACAGCCGGGTCAATTGCATACGCATGAGCACGGCACAGGAAGTGGTAGTTCTCACCTTCAGTCGCGTGTGGTGGTGTAGCAGATACCTGCCAGTTAAGTTTGACCTGCTCGTGCGAGCCTAGATAACAGATTGAGTTGAACACAGCGTGTTGCGTGTAGGGCTGCAACATCAGCGAGTCATGCTCCAGAATCACCAGAGGCTTGTCTTCAAGAACACACTTTGCCCAAAGACTTATGTGGGATAGCGCACACGCTACTTCGCCACGGGTCAGGTAGTGATCTGTGACCTTGATACAATCCATGATGACGTTGTGGTGATTGGGTTCTTTAATACCCTCACCCGTACCGTCATAGGCATCCCAGAACTCGTAAGGCTGGCCCACTTTCTCGCATGACACTGCACACCGCTTGGCCTTTTCTTCAGAGGCAGCGTTACCCACAACCCGAATGATGTAGGCTTTGGATGGTGTCATGTCATACGAGTAGTTCAGTCTCACAGCGCATCAAGCTCTTCGTGCGTAGTGGCTGCGTTGATTGCAGTGACCTTGGTCTCGAAAGCAATACGGGCAGCGTCAACAGTAGCAGGGTTGTACTGAGTAGTGGGGAACTCATCCACTTCCTTACGCATCTCTTGCTGTACTACTTGCTGGAACTCAGCCGCAGCTTGTGAGCGCAATCCACCCTTACGGTCTTCGGCAGTGATGTCAGCTACACCCCAGATAATTTCCACAGGGTCTTTGGTAATGTCAAAGCTGTGGCCGGTGTACTGCTGACGGTTAGGTGTCACAGCAGGACGAACCTCAATGGCTGACTTCCAGCCTGACTCGCCTTTAGGGGGCTGAGTGTCCCAGCACTGGGTTACTTCGTCGTTTACTATTTTTACAAAAAACATTGTGTATCTCCTGATTAAGATTTGATGGCTAAGGATGAATTACTTATTGGCATTTTTAACAACCTCACCCATGTAGTTAGTGCTCCAACTTGAACTGGGCTTGAGCGGTTAACGGCATCCCCAAGACCTAGCGCACCATAAGTGGCGTTACGCCCCCAACTCCACAAAGTACCGTCGGTTTTAGTGGCAAGGGTGTGGTTACGACCACCCGCTACTTGATACCAAGCAGTCAAAGCGCCAACCTGAACGGGGCTAGATAGGTATGTGGTGTTATTGTGTCCGAGCTGCCCATTGGGGTTAAACCCCCAAGTCCACATCGTGCCGTCAGTTTTAATGGCAATACAGTGAAATCTGCCAGCAGCTATTGTAGACCACGTTGTTAGAGCGCCTACTTGCACAGGGCTGGAACGGCGAACAGTGTCATTAAGACCAAGTTGACCATATTGGTTAGCGCCCAAAACCCACAGTGTGCCGTCAGTTTTTATGGCGACGTTGTGTCCACCTCCACCGGCAATCTGAGACCATGTAGTAAGTGCGCCAACTTGTACGGGGCTGGAACGATAAACAACATCGCTGAAACCAAGTTGACCATAGTAGTTTTGTCCCCAACTCCACAGAGTTCCATCAGTTTTAATAGCAAAGGAAAAATCACCGCCAGAAGTTATTTTATACCACGTTGTTAGTGCCCCTACTTGTACAGGACTGGAACGGCCAACAACATCACCAAGGCCAAGCTGACCAGCGCTGTTTTGTCCCCAACCCCAAAGAGTACCATCAGTTTTAGTAGCAAAGGTAAATCTATTGCCACCAGCCACTTGATACCACGCTGTTAATGCACCGACTTGTACAGGGCTTGATCTTTTTACGGTGTCATTAAGGCCAAGCTGACCATTATTGTTATACCCCCAAGTCCATAACGTGCCGTCGGTTTTAACAGCAACGGTATGCTTTGAGCCACCAGATATTCGAGACCATGTAGTTAATGCGCCAACTTGTACTGGACTTGAGCGATAGGCTGTGTTGTTAAGGCCGAGTTGACCATCACTGTTATAGCCCCAACTGTACAGCTCACCCTGCACAGGCGGCTTCGGCCACAGGTTCTGCTTCTGCAATTCCAACGCCTGAGTCAAAGTCCAGATACCCGGCGCAGAGCCGCCCTCGCCATCGACAGGGCCGACAGTGACAGGAGCCGTTTTACTAATTATTCCGCCGGGATACTTTTGACTCACTTCACTCTCCTCAAGGCTTGCTTCTCACCCAGACGTTCTTTTATCTGGTTGAACGGGGCAGTCCAGTCACCAAACGCTTCCTGCCGGACAAGTTTCATCGTGTCGTAATAGGGGCAGGTTTCACCCTCCAGCGCGTAGAGGAAGTATGGCATTACCGGGGTTACAACCCAAGTCTCCACGCCCATCGAGGCAGCCAAATGGCTCACGGAAGTACACGCAGAGATCACCAGATCACACGATGCCGCAGCAGCGCGGGTGTCTTCCCAGCTATTTAGCGGAACTTGTTTAACCCAAGACGGGCAAGAATCTGCACCCTCGTCACGTTGCAGAGAAATAAACTCAGCATCTGCATCCTTCACTGCATCGAACAGCAGCTCATACGGAAACTTCTTGTTGTGGTCATGCTCAAAGGCTGACTGACCCTGCCAGCGTAGCCCTATACGCTTCCTGCGGGCTTTGATGGTCTTAGGCTTCGTGATGTACGGCTTGCCCGACAGATCGCTCAGTTCAAGGCCCAGAGGCACAACAGCACTCATCCCCTGCACGTAGAAGTCATGGTAGATACCGAAAGAGGCTTCGTGCTGGATAACAGCAGACACACCATCAACGTCCACAAACAAGGACGCCAGTGCGCCAGAGCAGGACACGATGACTTTACAGCCACGATCAGCAATCAGTTTGGCGTAGCGGGCTTGGTGTATCTGATCGCCCAGGCCACCTTCAAGGTGCAGCATCACAATGCCCTTGCTCTTGCCATCCCACGCAACAGTCGGCACGTTAGGCTTGGCGTTACCAAAGACGTTCACAATGCGACCACGATCTAATAGCTGATAGCCCTTCTGAATCTGGCCCTGACGCAAGAGATACCAGCCACGGTTGTAAGCGGCTCGGTGGTTATCAGGCTCGTCCTTCTCCAGCTTCTGGCACAGTCTCCAGCCCTCGGCAAAGTCGCCCATTCTTGAGGCCACCAGTTGCAAATCAAGGTCGTGAATATCCGGCACAGTACGCGGTCTATCTAACCAGAACTCAGGTTGACAGAACTGCGCGTAGTGGTGTTTGAGTACGTCCTTGGGGCTTTCTTGATGCTGCTTCTCAAGGACAGGCTTGATGTCGTGCAGACCAGAGTAACCGTGCAGGTTCTCGTCATCCTCTTTGACCGTAGAGCCGTCGATGTTGGCGTAGTCGTAGTCAAAGTCGGGCAGGTCAAGGAAAGCGTGAATTCGTTGTAACTGAGCTTTAGGGTCAGAAAGCAGGTCTTCGTACTCCACAAACAAGAACGACTCAGCATCGTAGGCGTAGCCCTGTTGTAGGGTCTGGTAGGAGCCTTTCAGGTGATTCGTGAGTGAGCTGTTAACAAGGAAATCATCGAGGTTCTCAGGCTTGGCTACCCGGACAAAGGAGGCCATGCAGTCAGGGATAGAACGCACTGTGGCAATGATCTTGGGCTTGTGACCCAGCACCTGACCCATTGCCTGCATAATCACGGGAATCGGCCAGTTACGTGCCTTGTCGATGATTACAGGTTTAGGAACGTCCTCGTAGAAAGCGTCAATCACCCCGCGCATGGTGTGCGCCAGTTTGCTGCGATTGGGGTCGTTGTTGACCAGGAGGTTGTCACGGTGCCAAGCAGTAGCCAGACCGTCCAGAGCTGCACCCAGAGCCGAGGTGGTAGATACGTGCGTCATCGGGTTCTGATTCAGGATAGCCGCCAAGACCGTTGAGCCGGAACGCGGTACGCCTGAGAGGAAGTGTAGGTGTTTGTTCATTGTTATCCTTTGATGGCGAGGGAATGGGCTGCTAGTGGCATTTTTGGTAGTGTTAGCCATGTGGTTAACAAGCCTACTTGCACTGGAGATGAGCGGTTGACTGCGTCGTTAAGACCAAGCTCGCCAGAGCCGTTAGCCCCCCAAACCCATAGTGTGCTGTCGGTTTTAATAGCAAGGCTAAGGTTACTTCCGCCCGCTATTTGAGACCACGCAGTAA